CGCAGCTGGGTTAGCCGCGCTAAGCGACCGCAGATCAATCACATTGACAATGCGGGCGTGGGGGGTGTTAGTGTTTGAATCCGCGCAGTTGTACACTAACTTGTACAGGGGCCGAAACTCGACTGACGGAAAGTCTGGTAAGTTTAACGAGCTAAAGCTAGTCGCCTCAGCATCACCCTGACTATCCGCCTGACTCTGCCCAATGATTGCAACGACAGGGTACGTTAGGTTGTTAGTCGCCAGAATCCACGTAGTACCGTACTTATTGTTCGTTACGTCAGCGGTAGACCACACTCCGCCAGAAAGCAAGTTGTATTGTGGACGTGCAGTGCCTTGCTTAAGGGGGAAATTAGTAGGGGCGTCCAGAACCCAAGCGGTCCCTTGCAGATGCAGGACTGGAATCTTGGCTGGGAAAGCCAAATTCTGTTGCCAAGTATTAGCAGTTGGAGTAGCAGTTGACACAATGTCAACCTGCATGTCTTCGTCGAAGAACGTGCCGCCTTCTACCGCTAGCTGAGCATCGGCGTTTAAATTGCCAGTCCCGGTAGTAGTGTACCCACTGGCCGCGAAACCATTGGCGATAGCAGCGCCACGCGTGCGGTGCAAGTATTCGTGCGTCTGCCAGTCTAGGACAACCCCGTGGCGCTCGTCACCGAAATAAACAGCCGCGCCAGTAGTAGCGTTCCAGTAGACGTAAGCCGTAGGCGCGTCGCTGTCCCACGTAAAATATGTTGTCTTGGTAGACAGCACACCGGCGTCGCTGAAATAGATGTAGTGCAGCCCTGTGGTGTTAGGGATAACTACTGTTTGAGCCGACGTAAAGACATGCTTGTTGCCTTTACACCACACAGTAAACGACGCGCCTACGGGCGAGATACTAAACGTACGAGAAGCTGTTGTAAAGCTAATCGATGATTCAGTAATATCCTCGTGCCCAATAGGCTCGCCGCCTACCGTAGCTACTTCGGCTAAATTTGTAAAGTTCGCATCGACCTCCGCGTTGGTTAGCGGTGAGCCTTTGCCAGCACGGGTGACGATGTCGACCATTCAAACTTCTCCAATTAAGACACAGTAATTTGCCAAGTGATGCTCATCGCATCGTCTACGCCTTTGTTAACAACAGCGAATACAGTACGGCAAAGCATAACACCGCCGGTGGGGTCGTTAAACAAACCTGCTTCTGTAACCGCACCAGTACCAGTACCGGCTGGGAAATCGCCTACATAAGTAACCACAGCACCAGATGAAGTATCTGAAGTCAAAGCAACGCGGCCCAACTCGCTACCAAGGTTTGTGTCCCCTGCAGCGGCGGCTGATGTACCAGCACCGACAGCCATGTGGCTCATCTGAGTGGGCGTGCCAACCATCGCAGCAGCAATAAATTCTTTACCTGATGTAACCACCAAGTTCTTAATGTTTTGCTCTTGCTTAAGAGCACCGTTTTTATCAAAGACCTTAATCGCTACTGCGCCGGTCACCTTCAAGTTCTCTTGGAACATGATTTACTCCTATAAATATCGGGAGTCCCCGACGTAGTCTTCTGCGAAATAGGTCGGGTCGCAGTAACCCTGACTGACAAGCCCAAAACTTTCTGAAACAGAAAAAGCGTCAGATAGAACTGGACTAACCAATATGGTAGCATTATCGCTCAGTAGCGCAACGTTTGCTACTGTTCGTTCCCACACAAACGCAATGCCGTCCCCCGCGCCAAAGTTGTCGTTTAAGGCGAAAGCATCGTCGAAATAACGAACATAAACGAGCGTTGGGGTAACGATGTCGGTAATAAACGTCTCATCAGCAAGACCTTTACCAACGTCCAAAGCTGTACCATCTGGAACAGACAGCGTGTCTTGAAGCGGCTTTGAAAACTGATAGCTAGAGGCCTCCTCTGCCGTCACAGTGTCGTCTACTGGCTTACTCAGCTCAAACGTAGAGACTTCCGAAATAATAAAGCCGTCAGTGAGGGGCTTACTTAGGTCTAAAACCGGAGCGTCGGATAGAGACAGGCCGTCAGCTACTGGCTTTACAAACCCCTTTTCTGAGGTTTCAGTAACAGAAGTAGTATCAGAAAGAGGCTTCGTAGTCGAAAACGCAGTAGCGTCAGCTACCCATACCTCGTCAAAAGCGCGGCGCGCTACGTCAAGAGTGTCGCTATCCTGCAGAGTGAAACTATCTTGGGTAGGGCCTTTAGTAAAATCAAAAGCGGCGGAACTACCTAAAGCGACCGCGTCAGACAGCCCCTTTTGTGCTTGTACCGTTGAGAAATCGCTAGTAGTAAAGTTATCCGTAGCTGAGCGGCTAAAGCTCAACGAAGCTGAGTCTAAGGCAGAAACAGTATCAGTGCGCAGCTTAGCGAGCGTAAACTGCTTGCCTTCTACTACAGCCACAGCATCTACGACATACTTATACAGCCCCGTGTAGTCAATGGTAGCCGCAACAGCGAAGCTAATGTAATCAAGCTGCGCGGCAGGTACAGAATATGTAAGGTCGCCGCTTAGAAGCGTGTAATTTGTCTGCGCAACTGGAGATACAGCGGTGACGCCAGCTATAGGCGCAACAATAGATACACTCAGCCTCGGCTTTACAATCTGAGCGGAAGCGCTAGGGCTAACAATGGTTAGCCTAGTCGCCATTAGAAGTCCTCGCGAACTTTAAAGCGTAGGGTATCGTAGACTGTCTGGATTTGCCCGTCGCTAAACGTAATCTCAATCTCGCCTTCGTAGTCGCCAGCATCGCCAGCCAACATTTCTGGAGCAGAAGCTGGATAGAAAACGCAAACGCCATTAGGGCCGTCCGTGACCGTACCAGTAACAGTCGCAGTAAGCGTTGTAGCGCCTAACGCGCGGAACTTCAAAACAGGAGTAGCGCCTGTTAGTCCAATAGCAGACCCAGTCGTTTCGTCGGTCAGAGTGCAGACAATCGCAGGGCGGGTATCACCTTGGACTAGTTTGATCTTATCTACCATAACGCTTCCTTAAGCAGCCGGAGCCATCGTCACACTATGTTTGACACCGCGCATGTCGCGAATACGAGCGCGAGAGATGGCTTGCTCGTATTGTTTTTTGTTGTACTCAGCCATGCTTACGTCTGTCCAATCCTTACCGGGGATAACAGCTAGACGAGCAATAGTTCCGCAAATAATAGCGTCCGCCCATGTCTCGTAAATCCAATCTTCAACACCAGTGGCTGTACGGCTAGGCTTCAGAACACCGGTAAGGCGTAAGTGAACACGGGAGTCTGGAATAGGGAACAGGCGAATGGAATTATCGGAATGAATCCAGTAGTGAGTGGGGTTACCTCTGTCGTACCGCCGATCATTGGGGATCATGCGAATATCAGTATGCTGCAGCGCCATATTATCAACCACGACAGATGTCACTGCTTCTACAAAAACATCGGCGCTGAGGTCGTACTCAACGATGCCGGGGGCTGTAAAAATAGGATCAATATCATCGCGCCAAAGGTGCGTCTGCGCAAAGAAATCCGCTGCTGTAATAGCAAGGTAGGTTTTAACAGTGATGTCAGGGCAGCCCGGAATGTGGGGCTTCACCAATGGTAAGAAGTCATCCCACACTTTTGCCATTATGCAACTCCGGGTTGTGACGCTGCCTCGACCTGACCTTTACCAGTTAGTGCAGCTTGGAACGCCTGCAGGTGGGCTACGGCTCGCTGAGAATTACCTGCGTACTCTGCGTCTTTGCTGTAAGCACGATACAGAATGTAGTCAAGGATAGCGCCAGCGTAACTATCATCAACACTAATTGTGTCGGTAGTCAGTGGGTTTCCTAACTCAGCTTCTGTGAGAGAGTGACCTTGTGGTACAGATGAATACACAATCTCTAGCTCTGCCGTAACAGCCGCAGGAGGGTACACCAAAAATTCTTTGGGCAGCCGTGGGTCAAACATGTAGTGTTGGATAGTGGTAACTGGCGTGTCGCCGTACCATGTGCGGCGTTGGTCATCCAACATATTTCGGTTTGTTAGGCGGATCGCGCTTTTATCAGAAGCAGCAGCGACGTTACGCACAACATCGATCAAACGCAAGGCGCTAGAAAACACAGAAGTGACGTTTTGGCGAGGGCCTACCGCACAAGTAAAGGTGCCTGTCTGCGTATTTGCATCCGGGCGCAAATTGATAATGTCTCGATACGAATCATTCAGCCACAACTGCAGCTCGGTGAGCGGCCATCGGACAGAGGTTGTGTCTTGCAGTAACGTTTTAGCACGCTCTACTACTTCTACGACTTTAACTGCGGCCATGGCTTACCTCATTCTTTAGCAACGTCAATATCGACGCGTAGACCCACTGCTTCTGACACAGATTCTACAGCAGCCGCAAACTTTTTGCGAGTTTTTACAGGAACCGCTTCAGCGACTACGACATTAGACTGCTCGTTAGCCAAAACTTGGCCTTTTTCGGTTAGTTGCCAGTCTTGCCCTTCGAGTTTGGCGAGAACGACAATTTCGCCGTTGATCGTGGCACGGATTTTGTGGCCCAAAATTTGGCCGTTAAGCCGCTTCATCAAATCTAACGGATTCATAGTTTCTCCAAAAAGACAGAGAGGGGGCGCTAGGCCCCCTCTTCTTAGCCACTATTAGGTAGCGGAACCGACTTGAGCAACGACCAGAGCTTCTGGCTTAGTCACTTTGCGGCCATAGACAGCCAAACCGCGAACGATGTCGCCGAAGTCTGTCTGGTTACGCAGGGGCTCAGTCTTGTTGATGGTCATGGCAAAAGACACAGCGGCCTTAGTACCAGCAATCATCGTACGACGGGCTTTAGCGTCAGTCACAGCACCACCGGTAGAGGTAGCAGACAAACCAGCAACCAATGCCTTACCAGCTTCGCCTTTTGGCAACAGGTTAGACACGTAGACGCTGAAGCGGTCCAACATACCGATCTTACCAGAGCGGATGGTGCTTGAGTTATCACCAGAGAAGTACGCCTGAGCGATGCTTGATTGCATCAACAGGTGACGGTCATAGGGTGACAGGATCAAGAAACGGCCATCTTCAGGAACGTTCTGCTCGTCCAAAGCTGTAGACATGCGAAGGATAGCCTTCAACACGTTCTCAGGGGTAGCTTGGTCGACAGGAGCGGTATCAGAGCCCAAGTTGTAGGCAGCAGAGATAGCACCAGCAGTAGAACCTTCGTTCGCAGCGGCAGGGCCTTCGGTCACAAAGCTGTTGAAGAACACTTCGTTTTCGATAGCGATTTTCAACTGCTTAGCAGCATCTTCCGTGAACATGTTCATCAAAGACATGTCTGACTGATAAGCCAAAACGTCGTTGACTTGCACGCCAAAGTACTTGCCTTTGTTGACTTGCATGTCTTGGAAAATGGGCTCAGGCACTTCGTAGCTCAAGCTCTGACCAGCGGTGTAGTCAGAGATGCTGATTGAAGGAGCCAAACGGATACGAACGGTATCGCCTTGGTTCTTCAACTCGCCTTCGTAGTCAGTGTTAGTGACTTCTGACAGCATAGTGTTCTGGTAGAACTTGGCAAGCAACTTGCCGGACCACAGGGTGGGGATAAATGCGCCAGAGTAAGACTGGCTAGTGGCGAAGTCGCCAGTGACGGGATAAACAGCAGCCATTTTGGCCTCCTTAAAAGTTTAAAACAGGTTGGTTAGACACCTGTATATAGGTTACGCGGTAACGCGGTTCTCCATATACGCAGCATCAATTTCAGCTTCAAGTTTACGAGCCGCTTCAATGTCACCTCGACCACCCAAATCAGCCGCCTTTTTAAACATAGCCTCAATCTGTTTTACAGAATAAGTCTTGCCTTTTGGCTGAACTGGTGCGGCGTTAGTAGCACTGCGGTTCGGTTGAATCTGACGCTCTAGCTCTTCGTTTGGACCTTTTGGTTGCGACGCGGGAGCAATGCCTTGTTTAAACATACTCACGTAATACGCAACGCCTTCGGCATCGCCTCGGTTGAACGCTTCTTGCGCCACAGTCATTCGAGGGGCTCGGATCAGAGGATCAACTTCGTTAAGCCAAGCGATCCATTTAGGGTCGGCGTTAACTTGGTCAAAATCCGGCACCATACGGTGCAGTCTCTGCTCAAAGCTAGCTTCAGAAACTTGTGAACCGGTCTTTGTCAACTGCTCGCGCAGGACATCGTTGTCGGATCGGAGTTTCTCAAGCTCCTCTTGGAACTCTTGCGCCACTTCGCGGGCTACCTTGCGTTGTACCTCAATAAGGTCCTCGCCAAAGGCTTGGACATCATCATCAGTAACCAGTTTCTTTCGCTCTTTAGGCTTCGGTGCTTCCTCAGCTTTAGGCTTCTCCAGCTCTTTCATCTGAGCCTTCAATTCCTTCAACTGAGCATGCAATCGGGGAACTTCCGCGTCGTACATCCCTTGCAGGGTACGGTACTTCTGTTGCCACGTTTCCTCTTCCTGTGGATCGACTTCCACTGGGTTAGACGGTTCTACCTTCGGTTGTTCTGTCGCTTTGGGTTCTTCAGCTACAGGCGTGGGCTCTGTTGACTGCTCTTCAACTTCGGCTGCGGGCTCCTCCGTAGGGGGGCTTTTAGCTTCTTGATCTTTAGCCAACTGCGCTTCCAGCGCTTCTAAATCCTTAATCGTCTTCTCAACTTGTTTAGGCAATGCCATCTTAATTTCCCTTTTCGCTCCAACTCTGCTCTGGGCTCCTACTGCGGTCTGCCGTTTGCATAATGGTTTGCTTCGGTTTACAAAAATGCGGGTTATTTAACCCGCTCGACTATCTCGGACGATTTTTCAACCGCTTCGAGAAAATCTTGAAGAACTTCAGCTCGACCTTGCAGGCGGTGAATCATTACCGTATCGTCAGCCATTACTAAGGCGTTTTTAGCCTCGTCTAGCTTAGATCGGAAAAGTCCTACCAGCGCTGCGTTTTCCGGCTGCTTGCAGCGTAGTAACGCTTGCATATGCTGCCTGTCAGGCTTAGGTCCGATAAAAATCCTCATGTGCTCAATTTTATAGCAACTTGTTACTAATGTGTCAACAAGTTACATTCCGTTAGGTCTTGGGGACATAAAATTACTCTCGCGCCCACCAACTTGAGAACCATCGGGTAACATATTCTTACCTTCTGGGGCTGCTTGTGATGGTTGACCGCGCTGAGCTTCTTGAACAGCGCCCATAACTTGCTGTAACTGTTGTTGCAACTGCTGGATAACTTGTTGCTGTTGTTCGATAGTGCTAATCTGCTGGCGGTCAGGGACAATGCGGTCCACGTTACCGTTTAGATTACTAGCCGCAGAACGCAACAACTCAGCCGCACCATCCATGCCAACAATCTGCTGAGCAATCGGGTTAGTCAAGACGAGCTGCATAAACTCATTACGGCGGATAGCTTCAGCTTCTTTAACAACCAAACTATTAGCGCCACGAGCGACAACACTTACATCGCCGATCAAATCAGGGTCTTCGCTATAGCGAAGGTTATCTTGATACAAGCGTTCAATAGCCGGGACAATAACGTTCTGGTCGATATTGCTGATAACCTGCTTAATGCCTTTACCAGCGTTGCTAATTAGCATCGACAAGCCAGATGAGGTACGCCCAGCACCGGGCGTATGTTCGCCCGTCATGTAGCGGGGAATCATTGTGTCCTCGTCCGCACGCGCAGAGAACTTCTCAAACACCGTTAGTAATTCACCTGCATTACTGTTTGGCTGGAAAAACTGAATAGGCTGTGAGCTGTCACCATAGTCAGAACTCTGGAACTGCCAGATCTTCCAAGGGTGCATCTCAGTGATGTCTTCGCCCGGGGGCAAGCGAGAGACGTTCACCCCGACCTGCGGGCCAGAGCTGATGCCCATGTTGTTCGCCAAGCTGCGAGCAGTGGAGTTAACCATTGCCTGTGAATCACGGCACAAATCTGTAACGCCTTTGCCCTCAACGGCGCCGGGTAGGCTCTCGTAAGAAGTCAGGTAATACGGCTTGCGACCGAGTGGGTCGTAGTTCAGAACTGCGCGGATAACAGTGCCGCCGATCAACCAAACTTCGCAGGGATAGCTAAGTGCTGGGTCTGGGATTTCTTTTTCAGTCAAGCCCCAGTCAAGCAGGTATTTACCCTGTACTGAGTCCCACAACTGTAAGGCGTCGATCAAGTCGTCTGTCGC